GTGGTCCGGGTTGATCTGGTCAGTCATCAAGCCATCCCCATGCGATGCGTTTGCAGATGCGCCATGCGTGTTTCTCGTCCACATCGAACTCAGCCGCCAGCTGGCGGTAGCTCCACCCCTCGGTGCGAAGCCGGCGCAGCTTGCGCACCAGCTCCGGCGTGAGGATCGCGGCGATGTTCTCCTCGCCAGCCTTGAATGGCCGGCTCATCGCCACTTATCTCCCAGCAGCTGCTGGCGGCAGATCTCGATCGCCTGCTGCGCCTGCTTCTGGCTCAACACCGACTCGGTGGCATCCATGGCACGCACCACGCGGGCAAGCAGCTCGGGGTAGTCGGTGTCGCGGAAGTTGGCGGCGATGTCGGCGCAGAACTCCTGCCACAGGCCGGTGTAGGTGCAGCAGGTGCGGCCGCTGCGTTCATAGAGCGCGTCCAACATGTCGGCGCGCATCTGGTCGAGCTGGATGGTGTTCATGGTTCGAGGTGTTGGCGGATGCGGAGCAGCTCAGCGCAGAGCTGCTGGCGGTTGCGGAGCCCAACGGTGCCGCACAGCTGGTCGATGCGGATGTCGATCAGCTGGCGGATGCGCTGGCGCTCCTCAGTCTGACCAGCGGTGAAGGCGCTGGTGTCGCTGAGCAGCTGCTCAATGCGGTGGCGGATGTCGCTCATGGATGGTCGATCGTGACGGTGGCGATGCCATCCAGCGGCACACCAAGGCGATGCGCAGCACCGGCGCTAAGGTCCAGGCTCGAGCAGTCACAGCGGTCAGTAACGCGCACGGTGAGCACACGGCCGCGGTGGCTGACGCGCACCGGCGTGCCGCAGGGCAACCATGGATGCGCCGCCGACACATCCCAGTGGCGGTAGGTGCCGCCGCAGGCGGTCTGCCGGCCGTGGTACCAGCCGTCGTAGACGGTCGCCGTCACCGAGCGCGCGTGGGCTGGCATGGCAGCCAGCAGCAGCGCTGCAGTCAGCAGGTGGCGCATCATCAGGCCACCTCCACGGTTGCACCCGGCCAGCGGGCTTCTGCGTAGCGGATCGCGTGGCGCTTCGTCTCGGCACGCGTGATCCACGTCATGGGCTGGGCACCCTGCGGGTAGACGATCAGCCGGAACTCGCGGGTGCGCGCCTTCGGCCGCGGCCGGCTGATGCCGTCACCGTGCTGGCTGGTCTGTGGTCCGTCTGCCCATTGCCAAGGCAGCATTGCTCCAGTTGTTTCAGGCATTGGTTTCTTCGGTGTTGAGCCATTCGATCTGCGACCACCACTCGAGCCATGTGTCGGCGGCGATCAGCTTGGCCTCAGTGAGGCTGGAGGCCTCCACGCACTCGAGCACGTTGGCGGCCTTGATCTGGAAGTAGTAGCGGCGGTCAGTCATTGAGCTGCTCCTCCACAAGCGGCAGTGAGGGACCAAGGGTTTCAAGCCAACACAACATGCACCAATGACCTTCGTGGCCTTCGATGTCGCTGCTGATGTAGTACTTGTGCGTACCGTGCTTGGGGCAGACAACCTTCTTTCGAGAAATCTTGAGATTCAGAAAGTCAGTCATTGAGCTGCTCCAGTGCGCGGCGGATGGTGTCGGCAGCTCCTTCCTTGAGGTAGCCCCTGTCGAAACTGATGTGCAGCTCGTCAAGCGCCTGCTCCTTCAAGCTTGGCTGCTTGGGCCGGCGTGCCGCGCGGAGAAGTTCAACAAGATGGTAGGTATTGAAGTCGTTAAGCAGCTCACAGCACGCCTCCAGCTCCTGATCGGCGCCCCATTGGGCAGCGCGGGCGGCGAGGTGCTCAGCAAAGATGCCGGGCTCTTCGTTGATCCACTGCTGCACCAGCTCAGTCGGCGGCGGGGTGATGGGGTGCTCAGTCATGCCGCACCACCTGCTGCGTGCCGGAGTGGGTGGGCTGGTGGTGAGCACCGGACTCGATGCCGATCATGGCGAACACGCTCGCGGCGATCAGGCAGCAGATGGCGTTGTTGATGTGGTTGATCATGATGCGAGCGCCACACGGACGCGGTAACGGGTGATGTTGAGGCGGTCGGCGATCTGACGCTGGCTCAGACCGGTGCGGTGCAGGACGCGGACGCGGCGATCGTCACTGGCGGTGAGCCAGTCGATCAATGCCACTACGAACAGCAGCGGCAGGAACAGCTTCCAGATCAGCAGCAGGGTGGTGGCGATCATGGCTGGAGTGGATAGGTGTGCCGGACCAACCGGCGGTGTGGGCTTACTTAGGCCGTGTTGGGCTCGTGGTGACGCGTCGTGTACCCGGTTCCGCGGGGGAGATTGTTTTGCGAGGGATCCCCGTCCCTCGTGTCACCACAATACACCGTCTGCCGCGCACCGTGCACCGCTGCTGTCACATTCCGTTACGTCCCCACCGGTCGCGTTCCTCCACCGCCTCCACGCGCATCTTGGTGTGCCCAGCGCTCAGCTCCAGCGGCACGCGCAGCACCGGCTTATGCCCGTGCGCCACGCTCCAGCCCACCGCGTAGTCAGGCACCGCCACCTCCACCGTGAACCACTTGTGGCCGCAGTCGGCGCACTGACGACGGCGCACCACCTGGTCCGGCAGTCGGTTGTTGGTGATCGGCACCCGGATGGTCTCGCTACTGCATTTGGGGCATTGCATCGGCAACATGGGGACAGTTCGCCCCAGAACAATGAAATTCGGTGAGTGGATGGTGGCGCAGATACCACCGGAGAAACAGTTTTTGATCGAAAAGCAATGCCGCGACATCGAACGCCACCCGCAGGTGGGGCCGCTCGCGGCAAAGCTCCTCAAGCAGTGCTACCACCAGCAGGAAATGCTCCAGGCCGCGGTCAATGAGATCGCGCGCCTAGAGCTCCTGCTGATGCAGGCCTAGAACAGATCGGCCTCGGTGATCTCCGTCACCACGCCATCAGTCGCCTGCGCCAGGCTGGCAGCTGCGCTCTGAGCGGTGACGGGCGGCACCCAGTCACGGGGAGGCTGCGCCACAGCACTCACATACGCAGTCCCGCTGCTGCTGGTCTTCTTCCAGCCGCTCACCGGCACCTGCACGCTGCCGTACTGGTCAACCGGCTGGCTCAGCACGAACGCGCACAGCGCATCGAGCTCCTCCGGCTTGATGTTCATCCGGCCGCTGAAGTCCACCTTGCTGTCGGGCTTGGTGGACTTGAAGATCGCCAGGTTCAGCTTGAAGGTCATGGTCTCGGTTGGGTAGGTGGGTTGTTGGGCATCCCGCGCAGGTTTCGAGCCTCGTAGGCCTCCACCTCAGCGACGGGATACAGGACACGGCCTCCGATCTTCACGAACCTCGGGCCGCGGTTCTGGCTGCGCCAGTTGTCGAGCGTGCTCAGCGTGACGACGCCTCGCCACCTGGCTGCCAGCTCGCGTGGCTGCAGGTATCCGGGCTCAGAAGATTTCATCTGCATCGCTTGCCTCCACCACCTGAACCGGCTCCGCTACCGGCTGCTTGATCTTCGCGTTCAGCTGCTCCACCGCTGACTTCGGAGCAGGCTCGGCCGGGCGCACCGTCACGGGCTCCACGTCCACCACCTCCTCCTCGGTCTGGATGCCGACCAGCAGCTCGGGGATGTACAGCCGACCCCAGAAGGCCGCGGCGCGGTAGCGGATCATCAGCTCCGGCATGGTCAGCCACTTGCTGCCGCTCTTCGTCGCCCAGCCTTCCTTCTTGGCCATCGCCATGCTCACGGCCGGACCCTTCAGGTCGTTGCCGCTGGCGTGCTCCGTCGCCACGCAGTAACAAGCGAGGCTGTCACCGCTGCCCGTCATCTCGTAGCGCAGCGGGCTGAACCGGCCGCAGCCGTTGATCAGGCCGATGATGAACTGGCTGCTCCAGCTCGGGCGGCCGTGGATGATGTGCAGGTTCTGCATCACCTGAAACGGGCTCATCCGCATCCGGTTGGCGATCTCAAGCGCCACCAAGCAGTTGGCGAAGCCCTGCTGCCCTTGGAACTGCGGCGGGATCAGCGTCGAGCTGGCCAGCGCCTTCGCGATCCGCTGCGCATCCTCGAATGCCTGGATGCCGGAGAACACGCTGCCTCCGGTCGTGGTCAGTGCTGTGGACTCGCTCATGGTTGAAGTCTCAAGGTCAGATAGATGAACAGGCAGCCGGCCACCGCCGGCCAGTAGGTGATCGGCCACAGCTCCGTCAGGAACCAGCCGCCGGCCAGCGCCGCCACGGGCGCACGGATGGCCAAGGAAGGGATCCGCATCAGTAGAGCTCGATCTCGGCTGGCGCTCCGGCTGGCAGCGATCCATCCGGCCGCGGCCGCATCCATGCCGGCAGCCCGATCGGCTCGATCTCCTCGCTGTAGCCCGGCCAGCGGCCAGCAGCGCGGCACTCGGCCAGACGCTCCAGATCCTGCAGCGCACGCTCGCCACCGGCACCGATCATCTCGCCATCGGCCACGTAGACCGCCACGGCGTGCGGTGGCTTCTTCTCCACGCAGATGAAGATAAACCCCTCCGGCCGGCGCACCGTCGCCTGCTCGAGGCCGTGCAGATACCAAGCTGCCTGCACGTGGTAGCGGAAGTTCGCGATCGACTTCCTGAACCCAGCCGGGCTTGCATCCTCCGTGGTCTTCAGGTCCACGATCAGGCTGCCGTCATCGGTCAGCCAGTCCGGCCGACACTTGCACTCGAGCCCGGTCGCCTCATCGGTCCACATGAAGCTCTGCTCGGCCTTGCCCTTCAGCTTCAGCAGCGCACCGGCAGCAGGGTGGGTCCAGACCGCCTCGGCCATGCGGCTGATGGTGGCGCGATCGTCGGCGCTGATCAGCTCACGGCCAGCGGCCTCAGCCTCGAACGCAGCCCACTCCTCCTTGCCGGCCTTGGTGCGGCGATCGAACTGCGGCGCTACCACGTAGCGCTCGGCGAAGGTGTCATGCTCCAGCGTCAGCGTGTGAACCGCAGTGCCGAGCCGCATCGCTGGCGTCGGCTCAGGCTCCACCCGGTTCGGGTCTAGGTACCGCGCCCAGTAGTGCAGCGGGCTGCGGGCGATCTGATCGAGGTGTGATTTCGAGACCGCCGGATGGCGGTGGTAGGCGGCGTTGTCCAAAGGCAGCGCATACCGAAGGCTCACGCAAGTTACCACTCTTTCCCTGCCTGTCATCGCTTCCCCCAGTAGTTCTCAGTATTTCTCGCTTAAGCGGCTAGTATCCGCCCGCTGACCTTGGTATTCCTTCCCGCTGTCCAAGGTCAAGTCCCATGAGTCTCACGCTTCGCGGCTACCAGTCACGCGCAATACACGATCTCCGCTGCGCCTACCGCCAAGGCGCGCGCGCTCCTCTGCTTGTCTGTCCCACCGGTGCAGGCAAGACCGTGATGTTCTCAGCGATCACCGCTGGCGCCGCAGACCGTGGCCGCCGCGTGCTGATCCTCGTCCACAGGCGTGAGCTGATCCTGCAGGCCAGCGCGAAGCTCAGCCTGGCCGGCGTGTCTCATGGCGTGATCGCGGCAGGTCACCCGGAGGCCGATCACCCAGTGCAGGTCGCATCAGTGCAGACGCTTGCGCGGCGCCTACATCGTCAGCACTGGCAGCCAGATCTCATCGTCATTGATGAGGCACACCACGCGGTTGCTGGCACCTGGTCTTCAGTGCTCAGCCACTGGCCACAAGCCTTCCGCCTCGGCGTTACGGCGACCCCCATCAGGCAGGACGGCCGCGGCCTCAGTGCGGTATTCGATCATCTGGTGATTGGACCATCAGTGGCAACCCTTACATCGCAGCGGCACTTATCGCCTGCGCGTGTATTTGCGCCACCAATCATTGCCGACCTATCCAGAATCGCAATTCGCGCTGGTGATTATTCACCTGAGCAAGCAGCCGATCGCATGGATCGCCCCACCGTCACAGGTGACGCGATTGCACATTATTTGCGCATCTGTCCCGGCAAGCGTGCGATCGCCTTCTGCTGTTCTACCAAGCACGCAGACTCCGTGGCCGCGGCGTTCACCGAATCAGGGATCACAGCCGCCACGCTGCTCGGCACAACAGCAACGCAGCATCGTGACGCACTCCTGCGACAGTTCGTCGCAGGCACCTTGCAGCTGCTGGTGACCGTCGATGTGGTCTCCGAGGGCTTCGACTGCCCCGATGCCGAAGCTGCCATCCTGCTGCGCCCCACCGCCAGTCTCGGCCTCTACCTGCAGCAGGTCGGCCGCGTGCTGCGCCCGGCACCCAGCAAAGAGCACGCCGTGATCCTCGACCATGTGGGCAACGTCCACCGCCATGGGTTTCCCGATGATCCGCGCGACTGGTCGCTCGACGATCGCCTGAAGCGCAGCCGCGCAGCTGGTCCCGCAGCGCCGACCGTGCGCACCTGCCAGGTCTGCTTCGCGGCCTTCCCACCACAGCCGGCCTGCCCCTGCTGTGGCACACCGGTGCCGATCCAGCCCGCACGTCAGCTGCGCCAGGTGGCCGGTGAGCTAAAGGAGCTGAAGCGCGAGGCCGTGCGGCAGCGTGTCGCCGAGCGCAAGAAGGCGCGCACCTACAGCGAGCTCATTCAGGTCGGCATTGCTCGGGGCATGAAGAACCCCGTGGGATGGGCACGCCACGTGTACCTTGCGCGTCAGCAGCGCGCATGATCGTGGCCAACGCCGAAACCGACCTCCAGCAGCGCATCCGGTTGGCGCTCGGCACCGACCCGCAGACCAGACTGTTCCGCAACCAATGCGGGGCGCTCCCCGATCCACGCACCGGCCGCCTCGTCACCTTCGGCCTTGCTCGCGGCTCCGCTGACCTGATCGGCTGGCGCACCCTCGTGGTCACTCCCGAGATGGTCGGGCAGCGCATCGCCGTGTTCACGTCGCTCGAGATCAAGACACCCTCAGGCCGCCTCTCACCTGCTCAGACCCACTGGCTCCATGCCGTCCGCTCAGCCGGTGGCATCGCTGGTGTGGCGCGCAGCGTGCCGGATGCGTTGCAGATCATCGGATCGCCGCTAGGATCACCCCAGCGATCCCCCAGCGATCCCCATGCAACCTAAGCGCACACAGCGCCGCACCATCACCCTCGATCTACCGCCAGAGCAGATCACCTGGCTGGATCAGCAGGCCGCCGGCCTCATCTCACGCTCAGCCTTCGTGCGTCAGCTCATCGCTGCAGCCATGCAGCAGCAGGCCGCGCAATGAGCAGCACCAACATCGTCCGCGATCGCTTCATCGCAGATCTGTCGCGCTGGCTCACGCCAGACCTTCTCTATCACTGCTTCACCGGCGAAGACGATCCGTACCGCCTCGCTCACATCGCCAAGCTCGAGCCATCGCTCCTTGAGCCGCTGCTGAACAAGGCCGAGCGCGAATGGCCTGCACGACTGCAGCGCATCGCCGAACAACGCCGCGCTGAGCGCCAGCAGTCCAAGAAAGCAGTTCAACAGTTCGTTCTCGGCATCAAGCCATGACCAAGATCACAGACCTCGCTAACGGCCACTGGCCGTCGATCCTTGGCGCCTTGGCAGGCCTCACCGCCGAGCAGCTCACCGACAAGCATCAACCCTGTCCGCTCTGCGGTGGCCGCGATCGCTACCGCTTCGATGATCAGAACGGTTCCGGCTCGTGGTTCTGCAATCAGTGCGGCGGACCGCAGCAGGCCGGTGGTGCCGGCAATGGCATGGAGCTTCTGCTGCGCCGCACCGGATGGGACTTCCGCACCGCTGCCCAGCGCATCGAGCAGCACCTCGGCATCGCACCGCAGCGCCCAGAGCCACCCACAAAGGGCGCCGAGTCCGTCTGGCACTACAGCGACACCTTTCTGGTCTGCCGCTTCCCCGGCAAGAAGATCAGACCTCTCCACTGGACCGGCAGCCGCTGGGAGTGGAAGGCACCGCCAGCACCGCGCCCGCTGCTCAACCTTGCCCAGCTGCGCTCACACACCGGCACCGTTCTCGTTGTTGAAGGCGAGAAGGCTGCTGATGCCGCAGCCAAGCTCTACCCCAAGGCTGTCGTCACCACCTGGCCGTCAGGTTGCAAGGCGATCGACAAAGCCGACTGGTCGCCGCTCACCGGCCGCCGCGTCATCCTCTGGCCTGATGCTGATGCCGTTGGCCAGCAGGCCATGGATCGCCTCGCGCAGCTGCTGCTGCGCCTGCCCGTCGATCGCGTCCAGATGGTCACACCACCATCAGGCTTGCCTGAAGGCTGGGATCTCGCTGATGCCACATGGAGCGAAGCCGAAGCGCTCGAGCACCTGAAGGCGAACCTCTCGCAACCCCTTGAGCTCGATGAGCTGATCGCACCTGCTCCTGAACCTGAACCAGACCCTGAGCCCGATCTGCCCGATCTCGACGCGAACGGCCATTTCACCTGCCTTGGCTTCGATGGTGATGCCTACTACTACCGCCCGCACAACACCGGCCAAGTTGTTCGCCTCACCCGCGCATCACACACCTCCACCAACCTCGTCTCACTCGCTCCGCTCGCCTACTGGGAGCAGCTCTGCCCCGGCCAGCGATCCGCCGTGGATTGGACGCAGGCAGCCGCAACCCTTTTTGCCATCAGCGCAGAGCGCGGTTTCTACAACCCCGATCGCATCCGCGGCCGCGGCGCATGGTGGGACGAAAAGCGCACCATCCTTCACCTCGGTGATGAGCTGGTAGTGGACGGCAAGCGCCATCCAGTGCTGCGCCCCTTCAACTCGAAATACCTCTACCAGCGCATGTCGGAGCTGGAAGGTTCCGGCAAAGCCAAGCCCCTTTCCGACGCTGAAGCGATCACCATCTGCGAGCTGGCCGAGCGTTTCCACTGGGAGGTGCCAGCCTCCGGCCTTCTGCTCGCTGGCTGGGTCACGCTCGCGCCGATCTGCGGTGCGCTGCCATGGCGCCCGCACGCATGGCTCACCGCAGCAGCAGGCTCCGGCAAGTCCGCCATCCTCGATCGCTATGTCGCCGTTCTTCTCGGTGACATGGGGCTGATCGTGGCAGGCAACACCACCGAAGCAGGCCTGCGCCAAACACTGCGCTGCGATGCTCTACCCGTCGTTTTCGATGAGGCCGAGTCCAACGAAAAGGCCGATCAGGTGCGGATGCAGAACATCCTCGCCTTGGCGCGTGTTGCGTCCAGCGAGTCTCACGCAACCATGCTCAAGGGCAGCCCAGGCGGCGACGTGACTCGCTTCAACATCCGCTCGATGTTCCTCATGTCGTCCATCGCCACTGCTCTCAAGCAAGGCGCCGACCGCTCGCGCTTCGCTCAGCTCACCCTGCGCTCACCCAACGAACTGCCCAAGGCCGAGCGCATCAAGCACTGGGAAGCTCTCGATCGTGACCTCGATCGCCACATCACCCACCAGACCGCACAGCGCCTCATCGCACGCACCGTCTCGCTGATCCCGATGATCAGAGCCAGCGTTCGCGTCTTCACCAAGGCCGCGGCCGAACACTTCGACTCCCAGCGCTTGGGCGATCAGTACGGCACCCTCCTCGCCGGTGCATGGTCGCTCATGTCCAGCGAGGTGCCCACACCAGAGCAGGCCAAGCAGCTCATCGATCAGAACGACTGGGAGCCCTACAGCCAGACCACCGAGGTGCCTGATGAGCAGCGCTGCATTCAGCGCATCCTGCAGCACCAAGTCCGAGTTGAGACCGACGAGAAGACCGTCACCCGCACCCTCGGCGAGCTGGTCGAAATCGTCTGCCATCACCTCAACGATCACGACGTGTCCAGCCGCCACGCTCAGGAGAGCCTCGGACGCCACGGCCTACGGGTCGATGCGGAAGCGGATCAGCTGCTGGTGAGCAACACCGCGGAGGCCTTGGCCAGCATCCTGCGTGACACGCCGTGGTCGCACAGCTGGGCAACGGTGCTCGGTCGGCTGTCTGGTGCGAGCAAAGCAGGCGCCACCCGTTTCAGGGGCGCAGGTGCCATCTCCAGGGCGATTGCGTTACGGATTTCGGCTTTGCAACGGGCTTGAAACGGGGTCTGTTACGGCCGAAATCCATTGCGCTGCAACGGGTTAGCCAAAAGCGTAACGGTGTAACGGTTTTTGGCCGAGACTCTCTCTCTCTCTCTCACACACTCTCTCTCTCTCTCTCTCTCTCATATAAATAAATATCTTTTTAGAAAGAGACGTTACAACGTTACAGGGGGCGCTAAGCCCCTGCACCGCAAGGGGTCTTGATGTAACGGCCCCTGTTACGCCGGCGTTACGCCTGTGACAGCCGATCTCACCGCTTCCCACTCGCCTGGCCAAGCCGCCGCCCCTACCCTTGATCCATGGCAACCGTCCGCATCGACCTTCAGAGCGACCTGCAACGGCTCTCGAGCCGCGTGGCGCTGCTCACGGACCAGAACCTGTGCTTCGCCACCTCCAGGGCGCTCACAGCCACCGCTCGCGCTGCACAGGCTGAGCTCAAGCAGCAGACCCCCCGCTACATCGACCAGCCCACCCGCTGGACGCTCAACGGCACATACGTGCGCTTCGCTCGGCCGGACACCCTCGAGACTGAGGTGGGCTTCCGCCAAGACCCCCAAGGCCGCGGCAATGCGGCAGGGCGCTACCTGCAGCCGATCGTCAAGGGCACCACGCCGAAGCTGAAGGGCGCTGACCTCGCAGTTAGCAAGATCGCCCGTGAAGCGCCCGGCGCTGTGCTGGTGCCAGCCAAGGGCTCAGGCCTTACCAACGCAGCAGGCAACGTGTCGCTGAGCAAGTACGCCACGATCCTCGGCCAGGCACGTCAGGGCGGCGGGCAATACTTCATCGGGCCGGTCAAGCCGGGCAGCTCGATCAAAGCCGTGTTCGAGCGCAAGGAGGGCTTCATCAGCCGCACCTCCACGCTGGAGCGCAGCACCCGGCGGGTGTTCACCATCGACCCCAACCCCAAGCAGCGGCGCCCCCAGTTCCCGGTGCGCGAGATCCTCACCAAGGCCTTCGGGCAGGCATGGCCAGCCGAGGTGCGCAAGGCCTACGAGGCCGAGGTGCAGCGCAAGCTGGGGAAACGCTGAGATCCCTTGCAGCGCAGGCGTTCTCAACTGCGACCCATGTTGAGATCACGGCATCGTTATGTCGTCACACGACCCCATCGCTGAGATCCCTTGCGGCGCAAGGGGTTTGGGCCGAGGGGCACGGGTCCCTCCTGCCCCAGAGATCGGGGGTATTTCGCAACCCCGCGCTTCGGCTAGCGTCAGGTCTCAGCGGTACCTAATGGGTCTCAGAGTGAGATCAAAGCGTATAGATCCCCCGTGCGTTAAGGGGTTAACTAGGCTGAGTTAACTCAACGCTAGATCCGAGACCTGAGTGCTGGTCACGTTTTCTGAGTTTGCCGCGCTGAAAGGTTGCAGCAAGGCCGCTGTGACTGCAGCTGTGCGCTCACGCATCGCTGCTGCGGTGGTGGAGAAGGACGGCAAGCGCTGGCTGGATCGCGACCAAGCGCTCGAGCTGTGGAACCGGAACACCAAGGCGACCCACAACGCGAAGGTGAGCCAGCCGGACCCGGTGGAGCCGCGCACGCCGGTGGAGCTGCGCAAGGCGATCGACCGGCTGCCGGATGATGCGATCCCAGAGCTGAATGAGAGCCGGGCACGGCGGGAGCACTACCAGGCGGAGCTGGCGAAGCTGCAGGTGGCGCAGCAGCGCAAGGAGCTGGTGCCAGCGGATGAGGTGAAGAAGCAGGCGTTTCAGATTGGACGCAGCGTGAGAGAGGCGCTGAGCAACCTGGCCGATCGGCTGTCGCACCAGTTGGCGGGTGAGACCGACCCGGCTGTGATCCACCAGCTGCTGAGCGATGAGCACCGCGATGCGCTGCTGGCGCTGGTGGAGGCAGACCGATGAGCGTCTGGCGCACGGCCTTCATGGACGGGCTGCGCCCCGAGCCGCCGCTGACGGTGAGCGTGTGGGCTGACAAGCATCGGCGGCTGAGCAGCAAGGCGTCGGCGGAACCGGGGCCGTGGCGCACCAACCGGACGCCGTACCTGCGCGAGCCGATGGACTGCCTGAGCACCACCAGCACGGTGCAGCGGGTGGTGATGATGTTTGCGGCGCAGACCGGCAAGACCGAGAGCGGGAGCAACTGGCTGGGCTACGTGATCGCGCACGCACCGGGACCGATGCTGCTGGTGCAACCGACCGTGGAGATGGCCAAGAGGCTGAGCAAGCAGCGACTGGAGTCGCTGATCAGCGAGACACCGGTGCTGACGGAGAAGATCGCGCCGGCACGGGCACGCGACTCGGGCAACACGATGTTCGCGAAGGAGTTCCCCGGCGGAATGATGCTGCTCACGGGTGCCAACAGCGCAACGGGTCTGCGCTCAACCCCGTGCCGTTACATCTTCATGGATGAGATCGACGCCTTCCCGGCTGACGTGGACGGCGAAGGCGATCCGGTGAGCCTGGCGGAGAAGCGGGCAACCACGTTCGCGCGGCGGAAGATCCTGCTCACCAGCACGCCGACCGTGAAGGACTTCAGCCGCATTGAGGCGGAGTATGAGCGCAGCGATCAGCGGCGCTTCTTCGTGCCATGCCCCTGCTGTGGGGCGATGCAGTGGCTGAAGTGGCCGCAGCTGAAGTGGGAGAAGAACGACCCCAGCACTGCGGTCTACGAATGCGAGCACTGCCATGAGCGGTTCGCCGAGATCCACAAGCCGGCGATGTTGCGTCAGGGCGAATGGCGCGCGACGGCGCCGAGCGACGGCAAGACGGCCGGCTTCCAGCTGAGTGGGCTCTATTCGCCGCTGGGTTGGCTGAGCTGGGCGGACATGGTGGACGACTTCCTGCGGGCGAAGTCGGATGCACCGATGCTCAAGAGCTTCGTCAACACCCGGCTTGCGGAGACGTGGGAGGAGGACTTCGCCAGCAAGGTGAGCGCGAGCACGCTGCTGGAGCGCTGCGAGGCTTATGCGGGCGGCAGGCTGCCTGATGGCGTGCTGGCGGTGACGATCGGCGTGGACGTGCAGGGCGGTGGCGGCTCAGCGGGTGATCGCCTGGCGGTGAGCGTGTGGGGCTGGGGCCGCGGCGAGGAAGGCTGGCTGATCGATCACCAAGAGATTGCGGGCGACCCGTGCCAGGCGGAGGTGTGGAAGCAGCTCGATCTGCTGGTGCTGCACGAATGGGAGCACGCCGGTGGCGGCAAGCTGCGGGCGGACGTGGTGGCGGTGGACTCCGGCGGCCACGCGACGGCGGAGGTGTACCAGTACGCGCGGGAGCGCGCTGGTGTGGGCGTGATCGCGATCAAGGGTCAGAGCCAGCGGGGCAAGCCGCCGATCGGCAAGCCGGGCAAGGTGGACATCAACGCCAAGGGGCAGACGCTGAAGCGCGGCGCGCAGGTGTGGCCGGTGGGTGGCGACACGATCAAGACCACACTGTTCGGGCGGCTGAAGCACAACGAACCCGGCGAGGGTTACCTGCACTTCCATGCGCAGACGGGTGGGGAGTATTTCGAGCAGCTGACGGCTGAGAAGCAGGCGCTGCGGTACGTGAAGGGCTTCCCCGTGAGGGAATGGGTGAAGAAACCAAGCGCCCGTAACGAGGCGCTGGACTGCCTGGTCTACGCCTATGCGGGATTAAATCGGCTCTATTCGCGGTATGACCGCAGAACAATCTGGGATCAGCTGGAAGCAAGGCTGCAGAAGGCAGCTGATGGTGCGGCTAAGCCGCAGCTAAGATCGGGCAAGGGCAAAGCGCCTGCGTTCGCTACCAGCTGGTGAGGCCGTGAACATCCCCGCGCAAATCAGGGCCGGTGACACGGTGACGTGGCGCGATGAGGCGTCACGCGAC